CTCGAGCCTCTATATCGGTCGCCATTATCGGAGTTAGCAGGTATAGAGCTTAAGCAATGCTGTTCGTAAAAGGGGATGTCCACGCAACCATCTTCCCCTTTCCTTTCTTTTACCCTATATATGTATATGTAGATGGACATAGATAAGATATTTGGCTTATTTGATGGCTCCTCTTTAGAAAATAAAGCAGAGGAAGCCAGTGATACCATCATCATCCAAGAAACACCTATGTTTTGGATAGGCATGTTTAAAAAGATCATCTTAAACAATAAAGCATTTTACCAACACCTCTATAATAATCTTGACCCAGAAGTAGTCAAAGAAATGGTTGGTATGGATGACATGGCTGAGATAGTAACTTATTCTAGGGCATGGTTTTATGCTTCTAAGTTAGATTTAAAACGTAGAGTAGACATAGATGCTATTATAACCTTTGCAGATGAGGATACAATATATGCCTTAGTTATGGCCATCAAATTCTTTGAAAAGAAAGAAGAGTACGAGAAATGTGCTCACTTAAAACAAATCCAAGATGTAATTGAAAGACTTATCAAGTAAACTTGATTCTTATATACATCTATATTATATTATAACCCAACAAAAATATTTCATATGAGAAATCCAGAAATCGCTATGCAAAAGCTTGAGAAGCTTGAAGGCAAACTTAAGACAATGCATGTAATGCTTACCCGTCCCGGTACTACAGCTGATCATTATAAGCAAATGATTGCTGAATCAGAAGAGACTATTGCTGATCTTAAAACAATGATTCAACGAGTAGGTTAATCCAAATAAAATAGTTATGAAACTCACAGCAGAACAAATCCAAAAAAATTGGGATATCTTCATCAATAACATTGAGGTCTTTATCACAGGTGAACGTAAACAAAAACTCCTAGACTTTTACTCTAAGTACCAGGATCGTTTAATGTTAATGCCTGCTGCCCATAAAAAAGAATACCACAATGCATTCCCAGGTGGCTATGTAGAACACGTTAACCGTGTTGTAGATTGTGTTATTAAACAAGCTAATCTATGGAGTGAAATGGGAGTTGATATGTCTACCTTTACTATGGAGGAACTTATCTTTGCCGCTATCAATCATGATTTAGGTAAAATGGGAGACGAGCAACATGAGTCATATATCCCTCAAACAGATGAATGGCGTCGTAACAAACTAGGTGAAGATTACATGCATAATGATAAGATTGCATTTGCCTCAGTCCCTGATCGTGGTTTGTATCTACTTCAAGCTCATGGTATCCAATACAGTTTCAACGAAATGGTAGGCATTCAGACCCATGATGGTTTGTATGATGAGGCAAATAAGAAGTACTTTATGGGATTCACTCCTGAAGTTAAACCACGTACTTCACTTCCTTATATCCTTCATTTTGCAGACATGATGGCTGCTCGTATTGAGTTTGAACGTGAGTGGTTACCTAAATTTCAAAATGGAACTGCTAAACCAGCTCCAGCTAAAAAACCAATTAACACCCCTTCAGCTACTAAACAAAAAGCTCTTAGTGGAGTTAGAAGTGAAGGACTAAAAAATCTACTAGATAGTATATGATAATTGCCCTCATTGCACTTTTGGTTGCGGTCGTGATCTTAGGATTCACGACCTTTAACCTTCTTAAAAAAGTTGAACGCTACGAAGACGAACTTACAAAACGTCAAGACGCTATTATCTCTTACCAAGACTATATTAATGGTTTGGGTAGTACAATAGAGTTTATGAATAAGCGTATTGATGAGATTGATGCTAAAGGTACTTTTAAGAGTGATGATGAGGTAGGTTTTTTCTTTGAGCGACTCAAAATGTTAAATGAATTGATAAGACCCTATAATGTTAAGCTATGAGTGAAGTAGTAAAAAAGAAAAAAGGTGTACAGTACTTTACTCAAGAAACAGAAGATGCAATTGTAAGGTATAATAAGTCAACCAACCCCTTAGAAAAAGAAAAAATATACCATAGATATATTCACTATGCTTTCTTTAAACTCACTGAAAATATTATCCATACTTTCAAGTTTTACTATACTGAGGTAGAGAATATTGAGGATCTTCAGCATGAGGTAATTACCTTTCTCCTCTCTAAGATACATCTATATGATCAAACTAAAGGATCTAAAGCATACTCTTACTTTGGTACAATTGCTAAAAGATATCTAATTATATCTAACACTCGAAACTATAAACGTAGAATTGATAAAGCACCAGTTGAAGGATTAGATGAGAATGAAAAGTACTCATACCAAATTGAGGAGACTTTGAGCAATGCCCATGACGATAAACTTTCAATGTATATTGATCAGTTCACTGAATATTGTACTGAAAATATTTTTGAGTTGTTTTCTAAAGATGAGGATGCTCAAATCGCTGATGCTATCTTAGAACTATTCCGTAAACGTGACAGTATAGACGTCTTTAATAAGAAAGCACTATACATCTATATCCGTGAACAGGTAGACGCTAAAACCCCAAAAATAACCAAGATAGCAGGTCAACTATACGATATATTCAGATCTAACTATATATATTATTTAGAGAATGGTTATGTAGAGTTTAAATAAATATATTTATAACCATGAGCCAGTTTGATAAAGTAGTATTTGGTAAAAAGAAATTCTCAGATATTCTAGAGGAAATCTATGATAACCAAAAGAAAAAAGATAAGCAGATAAATGCTCTTATCAATGAATTAAAACCTATGATTGAAGAAATAGGTGATGCTACTCTCTTAGTTCCTCTAATTAAAGAATACTTAGAAATGGGTATCAAGAATGATGACCTATTAATCAAGATGGCTGCTTTAGCACAACGTGCTATGAACAGTGAAGGTGGAGAAAGTGCATTAGGCATTTCAGACGAAGAAAAACAACAACTACTTGATGAGATAAGTAAGTTTAAATCTGAGGAGTAATGGCTAAAACAAGTAGGTCAGGTGGTGTTTTAGGGAATTTACTTGATAAATCAAGATTTTCTTTAGCTTTCCCAGTTCAAAGTGTTGGTAGAGTAGTTAGTATAGTACTAGATGAGACTCATCCTAGATTCAAAGAATTAGGGGAGTGGAATGGTTTAGGTACTATAGAGTATACTTTAGTAGATCAAATAATTCCTCCTACACAAAATTATCCTACAGCAAAACCTTACGATCCTTCTATAAGAAATTTACCATTAATAAATGAAGTAGTATTTATCTCTTTACTTCCTAATACTGATACTAATACTTTTACTACATCTAAAACTTCATATTATACAAGTGTTATAGGATTATGGAACCATCCACATCATAATGCCTATCCTCAGTTCTCAAATGAATTACCACCAACTCAACAAAAAGATTATATTCAAACTGAAGCAGGTAGTGTAAGAAGAGTAACAGATAAATCAACTGATATATTTTTAGGTAGAACATTTGTTGAAAAAGGAAATATACATCCACTCTTACCATTTGAAGGAGATAGAATTTTAGAAGGTAGATGGGGCAATTCAATTCGTTTTGGCTCTACTGTCACTGGTTCTTTAAATACTTGGTCTTCAGCAGGAACTAATGGTGACCCTATCACTATACTTAGAAATGGTCAAGGTAATCAAACAGATGAAGGATGGATCCCTACTGTAGAAGATGTCAATAATGATGAGTCTTCTATCTATCTTACCTCAACCCAAAATATTCCTCTAGAAGCATCTAGCACCTCTTACTCTAGTTATTCTTCTAATCCCCCTATTACTCCTAATGAGTATGCTGGTAAACAACTTATCCTAAATTCGGGACGTTTAGTACTTAATACAACTGAGGATCATATATTATTATCTTCTAAACAAACTGTAAATATTAATGCTATAAGCGGCTTCAGTATTGATTCACCACAGTCTGTGATTCAATCTAACAGTGTGTTATTAGGTGGGATAAATGCGGTAGAACCTGTACTTAAAGGTGATACTACTATTAATGTATTAGTAGATCTAGTTAATCAGTTGCAAGCCTTAGCTCTTGCCTTACAAACATCAACTAATCCCGCTGTTAATGCAGCTGCTGCTCAATTAACTCCTCAATTAACTGTTATTCGTACTCAACTCCAAACTACAACTAAATCACAAATAAGTAAAACATTGTAATGGCTGGAATTGATATTGATACTATATTAAATGCTATACCTGGAGATAAAAAAGTAAAGGGTTTACAAAAACTAGGGCAAATTCTTATCCAAAAAGGAACAGAACTAGATAATCAGTTACCTTCTTCTATAACTAATCTTGTATCTCAATTTACCCCGGGTTCATGTCCTGATCCTGCTGTGTTGCAATCTATAGTTGAAAAACGAAATAATATAGTAGGTAAATTAAACACTGTAGGGCAATTTTTAGATGTAGTTACTTCAAGTTATATTGGAGTTTCTAGTTTTTTGGATGTAGTTTTATTTTCTATATCTAATTTAAAAAATATTAAAATTGGAGTTTCAGCTGCTGCTAAAGCAATTCCCTTTGGACTCCCCGGGGTAATCCCTGCATCTTTAAGTGATTTAGGAGATGCTACTGATAGATTAACATTTGATAATTTAGGGAATTCTAAATTACAGCGACAAAAAAATGGGATAGATAGCTTAGTTATTCCTATAGCTTTATTCTCTAAAACAGTCCAAAATATAATTAACTTACTTAATTCTTTAGATACTTTAATTATAGCTTGTGACTCAATAACTCCCTTAGAATCAGTCTCACAAATCATAACACAGACTGCTAATAATGAAACCCAAGCAGATGTTAATGACGGGTCTTATAAGGGTTTTACTTTTGAAATAGAAGAAGTACCTTTCAGTCCTACTGTTAATCGTAGAAAAGCAATAGCATTAAATCAATCAGGTATCCCTTTACTTGAAACACCTTTATCGTTTACAACAAACAACCAAACATTAATCGATGAACTTAAGCTAATAATTGACAGAGATAATTTAAAAGCTTACTAAATTCAATATTTATAACAGATGAAACCAAGTGAATTAAAATCATTTATCAAAGAAGCAGTTAGAGAAGCTATTCAAGAGGAACTAAAAGATATCCTTTTGGAAGCAGTTCGTGCTCCTAAAGCAACAGTTGTAGAAACTCCAGTTGGAGTTGGTGGGGGTGGTGTTGCAACCCCAACTCAAACCCCTACTAAATCACCAGCTGAAAAAAGAGCTATGATGGAAAGTATTATGGGTGATATGAGAAGAGGACAAGATACTCTCTCATTTAACTCAGCTGATGCTAGAGGAATGGGTGTAGCTACTAACACTTTACAAGTAGCCCCAGGTATGAATACCTCAGGTGAAGGTTCAAAATTACCTGATGGTAATGTAGGTTTAGATATGATTATGGGTTTAATGAATAAGAAATAATGGCATTCGGAGCACAAAAAATATTCCCAATTGATACTAAGCCAGGAACGGCAGTTGGCGTTGCTATACCTTTTAATGCTCCAGGTGTTTTTTATTCTACCTATACTACAAAAGATGCTGTTAGAAATAACTTGCTAAATTTTTTTCTAACTAACCCTCCAG